CTGTGTTTCCCTGTGGTGTTACTTCGTCTGTTGCTGATGTCTGCACTACCTGATTTATTGAGATATTTGAACGGAATCCACCGAGGTATTCTGGTATCATGTTCCTATAATCTGGGTTAGTTACACCGAAGTGTCCTTTGATTACTTCGCCCATTCTCATTCCGACCATACCTGCACGCTCATAGAACTTCTGTATTGCAAATGCCTGTCTTAACTGTGTTACTGTTGCGCCTGTTACTGCTGACAGGTCAATATATGGCATATAACTTCCTGTTGCTAACACTTCTGTTCCGTGTGTTATTTCTCCGAATTCTGGAGTATAAACTGTTTCCTGTCGCCATTCATTTTTTGGTGTATTTCCAGATGTATAATTTAAGATTGCTTCTCCAGTTTTTTCCAGTTCTGGACCCATGTTTACTGGCTCTGTCATTCTTAATCTTGCTTTTTCATCTGTTAATGGAATTGTTACAGATGGCCCTGCCTGTGCTGATGGTAAACAACCTGTAAAATAATCGAATGTCTTACAAGCTGTCAATAGTTTTCCGCCTGTTTCTGCCATTCTTACATCGTCCCACATATTAGGGTCATCGCCTACATTTGCTCCATATGTTAGAGTATCGTCTTTGTGATAATATACTGGTGCTTGTAATGCTTCTGACCTAAACCACTGATTATATATCTCACAGTATGCTCTGAACTTCAGTGCTGATGTTTCTATGTTTCCTACGTTTATCGGTTCTCCTAAATGGTCTGCCAGTGAACCTACTTTCCAACCTTCTTCTGGTGCTTTTATCTGTGGAATTTCGTATTCAACATTTGACGCCCATGGTGCATTATCGTTTTCTCCGACAAACTGTTTGGTATGATCCCAGATTAATCTCCAAGGCACGTTAAAAAAGTATATGTCTGCAACACAATTATCCATAACTGGAACTATTGGTGTTGACATTCTTATAACGTCTGACATTCTCATTTTGATTGTGTCGCCCGGTACGTACTGCTGACAATAGATAGGTACTATCTGCCCTTCATTAAAGGCTGTCTTTACTGTTTTTGGTCTTTCAAATTTACTTCGTGCTATTTCTGCCGTTGGTGTCATGGCAAAATGTGCTTCGTTATTTCTGTTCACTTGTTCCCCTCTCTGCTGCTACATCATTCTCTAGTTTTGCCTGTGCTTTGACTTTTGCTAAATATTCTGCATTGTCCTGTTCAGCTTTTAGGTTTGCTATTTTCTGCATATATGGCGCTAATTTGTCCATATATTCCTTTGTTCCCATCTGTGATACGTATAACTCTGGGCTGTTGTCAAACTCTTTTCTGACTTCCAATGGCAGCTCATAAAACTCCTGCTTTGCTTTCAATACAATGTTCTGTGCTTCCATTAGATTTTTAGGCATTTCAGTACAATCCATGAACATTGCTTCTCTTTTCTGTAATGCTCTTAAATCTCCCATAGCTACTGCGTGAAGGATATTTTCTATCTTTGTACTTTCAAGGTCTGTCTGTATCTTTGCGTATACGTTTGTTTCTCCGACTTTTTCAAGGCTCAAATAACCATCTTCGTTTATTCTTTCCTTGTAGTCGTTTTCGTACTCTCGCCCTGCATTATTAGGTGGTAATACTGGGTGATTTCCGTATGCTGTGTAAAATCTCATTAAAACGCCCATTTTCGCCTTTTACTCCTTGTATGCGTGTCCTGATATTACTTTGGTCAAATTAGGCTTAATTTCGCCTGTATTTTCGTCAAATGAGCCTAGCTCATATAGTGAGAAGTCTGACGCATTGTCTTTCCATATTCTGTTGTTTTTGATTGCGTCCTTAAACTGTCGCTTTGCTTCTCCCTCATTTCTGAATACTGTCGGTGTTAAGAATAACTCTGCCATTTCGTCTTTTACTGCATATAATGTCATAGTCTTGTTCCTCCTCTCATTGTCTTTGGACTAATATTGATTGATTTGGTTGAGGCTGCTGTTCTTTTAAATACAGCTTTGTCTTTACTTGGGTTTGTTCTCTGTCTACCCATTTTGCGGCTTCTCCTTTCTGTCCGATTTATTGGACAGTAATAATATACAAAATAAATGAGTGTTGTGCAATGATGTTTGTTCAATACTCATATATTATTTTTATTGACTTTTGTAATACAATGTAATACAATGTTTATATAAATTAAAGGAGGTGTTATATTATGACACATAGTTTTAGATTTACTGATGTAATGGAGAATAATTTAGAAAGATGTAGAACTTATTTATCTCGTCTTACTGATATTCCAGAAGATGAACTTAATGATACTATGGTTATGAATTTTGTTTTAAGTCGTGTTTCTCGTGATTATGGTTATCTTCTTGACGCTTCTTCTGGTAATAATTGATTTTTTCTTTATATTTTTTCACTACGTAGTGATAAGCTCCTTACTTGCGGTACGTGGACAACGGCTTGCTGTGCATAGTTCGGCCATTGAATGACCGAACAAATGTTCTGCGTATAGGAGTTGTTTCCGTATTGCAGGCATTGGAACTTTATGTTTCAAGCTAATCTCCCCAACTTTAAAAGTTCCGTTCGTACTAAAAGATTACCGCCCACCCTGTATTTTTATACTGCGCGGAGTCCGCAGGTAGCTCGATTTATTTTTGTGTCGGCTCTCGGCTCTAGCCAATATTTTAAGCAGCTTATTAACTGCACCTGTCAAATTGTACTATATGATAATCATGTGTTTCACGAATAGTTTATTTTGACTAGGATTTTCCTATATTCTGTTCTGAACTAATGTTTGTTGATTTTTATTTTAATATGTGTTAATGTTAATTTAAGGTTGTAATACCTTAACACAATTTAATATTTTTTCTTAACTCAAGCGATTAGCCGATAGTTTTCGGTTGGTCGCTTTTTCCTTGTCAACCATTGTACCGTAAATATAGTATTTCTGCAATAGTGCTTATTAGCGGTAGCTGATTAACGTTATTTCGCTTGGCCTGTGATAAATTCCATTAAGGAGTTAGTTACTGATTTTTACTCTGTCTTTCCAGTCTCTGTCTATGTTTTCACGTTTCAATAATCCCCCTCTTCTTGCTATTTCCTGCGCGTCACGTTCTTTTAATACTTTATCTGTAACATTTGTCATAGATTTTTTTAACAAATGCGCTCGGATTGCTTGTGTCTGTCTATCCTGTTTAACTTGGTCAATATATTCTGGATAACTTTCTTCCAGTTTCTTCATGTAGTAGTTTGGTAATTTTACGTTTACTGTCTTTTCACTACTATTTTTCATTATTATTTTGTCAGTACGTAATAAATCGTACTCGTTATCCCTACAATAGCGTAGTCCAATAGCAGGATTACGACTACAACGCGTAAATTCTCTAACCATTCCCCTCTGTGCATAATCTTCGGCTGTTCCGTTATTAATAAATAGCTTAGTGCCATACCTAGCCACGTAAGCAGCGTCTGCCCATTCCACGAATGCAACATCTATAATCCCCTTTTTCCATATTTTCTCTATTTCTCTTGATTTCCAGTGCATTTTTAAGTTTTCGTCTTGATGAAAATCATGGAATTGTTTTACATCTAATGGTAGATTTATCAATATAATGTGATAATGTGGACGGCCATTTTCTCCATATTCTCCTGCAAGGTAGTATTTAATTCCCTTATGTCCTTGTCTTTCAAAATATTTTCGCAAAGAGTTAATGAACGTTCTAACGTCTTTAGGTTGTAAAGAGTAATCAAAATTACCATTGTTTTTAATTGTTCTGTCATTTCCGTCTTTATCTTTGTAAGTAATTTCGTTAAGTATAGGTACGTTGTCTGGATTGTATGTAAGAGTAACGAAGTAATTATCGTCATAATATTGAACCTCATTTATTATTCTAGTCGCCCATTCTGCGCTATAATTTAGCCTACACGCCCAGCATTTTTTGCATGGTATTGTTCCGAACCTCATACGAGATCCTGACGCTTTCAATGCTTCATTCTTTTTTATGATGTGAGTATATAGGTTTTCGTCTTTGTCTAGTTTCTCTAATACTGTTGAACGTGGCAATATTTTATTAAACTGCTTTTCGCCTGCGTTCTTCATTGCCTGTTTTTCCTCGAATGTATATTCCTGATACATTCTAATCATAGGTGTTACACACTGCATATGCTCCTTTCTTGAAATCAGTTGGGTCATATGTTCTACCTTGTTATATATGACCCAACTGACGACATATCTATCCGCCTTTTCATGCGGTGTCGTTTATTTCATGTACTTAATACTGTTTTTAAAGTCAAATATACCTTGACTTCCGAATGTTCCATGACTTCCTTTAGGGTTTCCTTTGCTATCTCTGTCATATGTTGTTTTGTTTCCGTGTTTGTCATATTTTGAATTGAACAGTTCACTTGCTAGGTCTCCTAAAAACTTACCTAGTGAATTATCATTTCCCATTTGACCCATAGCTGCCATAGCTGTGCTTATTCCGTCCATAGCTGCTCCAAACATTCCTAGCATACCGCTCATATATTCCATTTGGCCGCTGTAATTTCCTTCACTTGCTGATAGTCCATTTAATGTTCCTGCGCTGGCTGCGTGTGCTGATGGTACGCTCATGCTTGCTGTTCCTACACTTGCTCCGCCTACGCTTGCTGCTCCGCCACTTCCTGCGCCTGTTGCTATTCCGCCATATGCTAATATTGGGTTTAATCCTGCTTTCATCATATCTTGCATGGCTCTCTGGTATCTTGTACCTTCCATTTCTTTAGACCATGCTCTCTGCAGCTCTGCTTCATTGTGGTTAAATTCCATCTGACGTCCGAACATTTTTTCATTCCATGCTGCTTGCTTGTTCCACATCATTTCATTCCATGCTGCGGTTTTATCCCACATATCTTCTGTCCACTGGTTTGCTGCTGCTGCTTGTGCTGCATTAAATCCATACATATCCATTAGACGCTGACTTCCTATCGCGTTCGCATTGTTTACGCTTTCTTGGTTAAATGTTCCTTGTGCGTTCTGTGCTGATTTGCTAACTGCGTTGGCTGTTGCTGCTGCTCCTGCTGAATGGCTTGCTGCTGCTCTTAATCCTTGCGCTGTTGCGTCTGCTATTTTCGCCCAATTTACCTTGTCCATTTTTTTCTCCTTTAAAAAAATTGAGTGACAGTAATTAAATACTGCCACTCTTTTATATTTTTAGTGATGGTCGATTAATCCTGGTATGCTATAAACTGGTAGAGGTCTTGTCCAGATTGCTCCAAAATAGAAATCTGCTATAAACTGTGGCTGTGTCTGTACTGCTAATGTCTTTCCGATGTTTCTATCATTTTCCTTTATCCAGTCGCTTGATAGTGTCGGTCTCTGTTCGTAATAGTCTGCATACTGCCATATGCTCAAAGGCTGTGGTGCGTTATCTCTTAATACAGAATGGATTTCGTCTGGGTCGTATCTCATTTCAGCCCATGCTTCTTGGTATCCGAATGCTTCATTGTCCTCATCTGTTCCCTGTGCATACAGTTCTTTATTTAAAACTGCTTGATTTGACAGGTTTGCAAACTCTGGCCAATAGAAGTCGAAACGCTTTTTCTTGCTCCATTCTCTATTTATTCCCTGCTGATAACTGTGGTTTGCAACTCTGACTACACACACTCCCATGATAATGCCCCATTCTGTAAAACTCTTTGTGAATAGGTCGTCTTTTCTGTCCACTGTAACTGAATATGCTGCTGTGTTTCCCTGTGGTGTTACTTCGTCTGTTGCTGATGTCTGCACTACCTGATTTATTGAGATATTTGAACGGAATCCACCGAGGTATTCTGGTATCATGTTCCTATAATCTGGGTTAGTTACACCGAAGTGTCCTTTGATTACTTCGC